GTCAAAATCTCCATTACATTTCCCCTCATGCTTCCGCTACAAGCCCCAATGTAACAAGTGCCGCACGTAAACTCCTAACATCGTCAGCCAATTCTTCACACTTGTCCCGTAAGGCAGTAACCTCTGATTGGGAATAGGCGGCACTGATAGTCAGTCCACCTATTTCCCCATCCGTATTTCCATGTAAAACTGTGGGAACAGCTGTTTGAGGTTTTATGAAGTCCCTCCAAGCTAACCCATCATACACTGTAAACAAATTTTCATCATCCACCCAGAATAGATAACGTTCAACCGGAGTAATGAAAATCCATGAGGTTCCATTATCAAGGGTAACAGCAAAGTTTCCATCCTGTCCAGCCCAGCCACCCGTTGCTCCTTCCGCTACCAGATAGCAATCCCCAGTAGCTTCCCCACCCGGAGGGGCCGTTAGGTGTCTGTCTTTAATACCAGCTTGGACCAACACATCCAGAAGTTGTAGGGCTTGATTGAATGTTACATCCCCATTAGACTGCCCCTCCTCTAACAGTGTAAGACCTAATCTCAATGTATCACTCATAGTATAACTCTCCTTTCAAAGCCTCTGAAAATGGTGTTGCTTCGCTGATACAATATCATGTTCACCGGGTCACCCGGTGTCAGACCATCAGCAGTCTGCTCCACTGCTGAGTATGTTGTAGAAAATCCTTCTATTCCACTTGTAAGTTCCTTTGTTCTCAATACCGTCCAGTCACTGTCATTATCACAAAACTCAACAAACATTCCAACAAAGTCTACGTCTGGCATATTTGAGTCTACTACCTGCTCACTGAAAGGCCGCAAAGAAGAACGGGTACGGCTCTGAGCCATAATAGTCATATCATTATTCACTCTCACTACTCTCACACCACAGGGTGAGAAAGGTTTCAGCGTTCCACCTTGTAATGTAAAAGGATCACTCACTACACCGGCAACTACTCCACCAACACCTACTCCCTTATAATATCGGGTGGTGTTTAGTGAACTGCGGCTCATTTCCCGGAAGGCCAATCCAGATTGGTCCAACAAGACAAACCGCTCATTGGCCGCATGACTGTCAATTTCATTCTCTGTACCTCTACGCCCCCGAAGTAAACCAGACAGAGTGTAATGCCCAGTGGAAACAAGGGTGGCAGTTTTGTAGGCTATAATTTCCTTGCCTATAATGGCCCAATTTCTCTCATTGAGAACCTCCAAGACCGTCCGGCTCTCCAATGTCCCATTTGTCATTACAACATCAATAGTATTCCCTTCATCCCAGATGCCATAAGGCCCATCACCAAGGGTTCCGCTTGTCCTCCCCAAAACACCCTCTGCCCGCACCTTCTTGACCTCATTGAAAGTGTTGTTATCCAAACTTTCATAGAGGGACGCCCCCCGCCAGACTGCACCACTGTCAGAACAAGCCAGCACGTAGTAAAATCCGGGGGTCAATACATCTATATCTCTTAGCAGAGACACATCAATGATTTCATAAGTAATGTCAGGTGCTCTGTACACCATTGTAGTAAATATATCTGGGCTTTCCGACACACCATCAAAATTCTCTGTCTGTGTCTCTACTACAACACCAACTACTTCCACAAGGAAGTTGGAACCAATAGATACCTGTTGGACAAGGATTTCATAATCTTCCTCTTCAATTGTAACCAACACCACATCATTGGGTTCCAAGTCCAAATACTTAGGAGGTAAGGTGAATTCCACCTTCCGACTACTCCCCCAAATGGTCCAAAGTATTCTCCGGGCTATGGCTCTGGCATCACTAGCTTCCATAACCAAAGGAGTATCTATTGTTTCCACTCTGGAGGAAAGGGTATCATTCCTACGTTCCCTCTGACTACCCGGCTGGTAGTTTGCCGCCGCTTCTATGAACTGGACATCTACCTCCTGTGGCAAGTCCAGTGGGGGTCCTTCTGTGAACCGAGCCACATAGGAGGGCTCCGAGTCAGGGGTGTGAATAGCTAAGTCATCCTCATCCACAGCATAGGTGGTAAGGCTGGTACGGGGAACAAAAACTAACTTCCCGGAGGACTCGTGTACAACTATGTTGTAAGCCAGCATTATAGCCCGTATAGCAGCATCTACGGGCTGGGGCCCACTAGTTATCAGCCCCCGGATACTCCCGGAAAGGAATGTCACATCATAATCAGCCGCTTCCAGACCCGCCCGTTCCAACAGACTTCCAAGGGCTTGAGCAATGGTTTTTGTAGTATCCGCTTTGACCAGAAAGGTGAAGTTGGGAATGCGATTGCCAAAATCAGTGATGTTGAAGTTCTCAAAGACAGCATAGGCAGTCCCCCGATAAGCCGGAACATTCCCTGCTCCTTCATAGGATTCAATAAGAGTATCCGCATTCTGTGTTAGGCTTCCCGTATAAATAGCTACATCAGCCAGTTTGGAAACATCACCCTCATCCAAATCCTGAAACAAATTTATTGAAGCCCCTGCTGACTCAGCTACCACACCTTCATTGTAAATCTCTACATGGGAAGTCCCCTCATTGTAATCATACCATCTTTTGCGAACCCGGAACGTCCCATTGTTTCCTGGATTGGTAGCGCCGGTTATCACTATGTCCTGACCACTCTCACATTCAGACAAATCGGGTCCGCCATTGGGGGAATTGATTGTCATTATCTGTTTTACCCCTGTTTCCCACCCATAAATAATTACAATGGAAGTTTTCTCAATGGATAACCGATTGTCAGTAATGTTTACATCTGGGTCAGCATCATAAACCAATTTTCCATCAGCCCAAATCTTCTCAACAGACTGGATTTCCCCTTCACAAATAGCTACAGCTAAACTAACATAGTAGACATACTTCTCCTCTGCTTGGGAACCCCCCTTGCCCCCCGCTACAGTTTCAATTAGCTCAGTGCACCAGATAAGGGTTCCACACAAACGGTTTTCTGGACCCATACAAAAGTGTACTGGTGAACCCTCATTGGCAGACTGCACTAGTAAGGACATCCGCCCGGACGGTTCCTGTTTGGGGCCAAGGCCAAGATAATTTGTCTTGGCATCAATCCAACTGCCAATATAAGCTCCAATTGCACCCCCGAGGGGTCCACCTATATAATTACCAACAGATGTTAGAACAATGGTACTCATGACTCAACTCCGGGAAATCTAAAAACATACAAGAGCCTTTCCTTCCACCTATCTGAAAATTTGTGCTCCACAACCTTCTTTACTCCCGCCCAAGTGTGTATCATTCCCCTATCAGTGCATATCCCTATATGTTGAGGAAACTTTGTTTTTTTGTTCATCCAAAATACCAGAACATCCCCAGCCTTCATTTTCTCTGGGGAAACACGGGTCAATACCTTTTCCAATTCTGGAATGAGGATTCCTGGCATAGGTTCCCTTGAATAAGTGGTATTGTCATAAAAGAAAAGGTTCAGTTTCTTTGCTATATAAACCATCAGGCCTATGCAGTCCAACCCGGCCTTGCATATTCTTCCTTGATGGTGAAAGGGAGTACCCAGACATTCCCGGGCCGCTGATAGGATTTGCTCTCTGGTTATCACTGCTTACTCCCCGGTGTTTTCAGCAAGACATCCTGTCCCGGCACAGTAGGAAATCCCCCAAAGTTAGCCAAGTTGTTGAATTTGCTTGTACAAACAGATTTGAGTTTGGAACAGCCAGCATAAATCTTGAAGGTATCCCCTACCTGTATAGCAAATGGAGTTTTCAGATGCAGTGTAACCTTACTATCCGGGTCTCCTAAAAGCCAATCACGTACCTCGCAAAGAATTCCGGCATTGTTACCCCCCGCCAGCCAAACCAGCTTTCCATCATTACAGAAATCAGTGTCAAACATCCCGTTGGAAACTTTAAATATCCTTCTGTCATCCAGCCCGGTATCTGTAACATCCGTAACTACACATCCATCATCTTCCAAGTCCTGATAGTAAGAAAAACTCAGAATGTCCACCACCCGTATAGCACCACCAAAGGAATTTTTGTCCAATGCAAACAGAAGATAACCATCATTAACTATCTCTGTATTGGTATAGAAGGAAGTCCATGTGGAAGCCCCTGTTGCCCGATAGTAGCAAGTCAACACTCCTCCTGAATAGACTATCCGCAAATCAATCCCAGCGTTTATCCTCACTGTAGTAAGTACAGGTGCAGCTCCCTGAGCCACCAACCGAACCATAGCTGGTGAACTCTCCCAATCCAACTCAATATGAACATTCCCCGTTCCCAAACTGGATTTGGTATAAGATATGTAATAGGGCCAGTTGGGAGATATAACTAAGTGAGCATCCAAGTCATCATCGTTTGGAGCTTTGATACCTATTGCTATTATCTCTGTGACCTTAACCCTGCCCAACCGGCCTATCCCCGCTGACCAGTTTGCTTCATACATAGGCATACTTATCCCAGTTATTCTCGCTCCATAACTCCCATAAACCACCGTGTCATTGACAGGGTCATCACTGGTAAAACCAACATTGGCAGAGGCTACAATAAGATTGGTTATAACAAGTACATCCTCTGCTGTCAAATCAATCCCACAGTTAGTATCCCCTA